ATCAGGATAGTTTGTTAGTGGCGTGTCCATCCGCAGCTAACCGGCGAATGTAAAGATTGGACTAAGCATGTAGTGCCGACGGTGTAGTAATTTCGGACGGGGGTTCAAATCCCCCCAGCTCCACCAATTAAAACAAGGGGTTACGCGAAAGTGTAACCCCTTTTTCTTTTAAATGGCGGCAAAGTGGCGACACAGAATGCTTTAGTTGCTGTCTCAAACGCATCAGTTTCTGATATGAATGAATTTAGTCGTAAGTTCGTATTGCCTGTCTAATTTCTGGTGATGTCATAATAGCGTTCAAACATAATTCGTGAGGCACACACATGGCCACTAAATTTCAGATTGAATTAGCGTTAAAAGCAGTTTTATTGGAGTTAAAAAATCAGAATTTGGAACTGCATACCATACGAGACGACTCGATTATTCGGATGCATCAGGAGAAACTTTTTGTGAAAGAAAGTTCTTTAAGAGAGAGGGCTGGGGCCGAAGAAATACTTTTTGAGCTTGTGAAAGAGATTGCAGGCGATGATCCTATTTGTAATGTTATCAAGCCAAGTATCGAAGATTTTTGAGCAAAGTGCCGCTTGCTTTTGCTTGCGGCACGCTAATCTTTGCTGCTAATGCCTACCCTTTTCCTTAGGGTACGGCAACCCCATCGGTAAACGCCATTCACCTTTGAGACATTCATAACGTCTACGTTCTATCCATCTGTTAGCTAGCCAACAAAAATTTGCATAAATTTTGGGGTTAACTTTTTGTCTTTCTTTAATGTACGGCCTACAGCCTACATACAAGTTGATGACAGTCGATCCATAAACTTTGTATAGGAAACGCTCATCAAACAATCCATGACGGATCGCATTACCACAACGCTCCCATTCATTGAATACCGTCATCAAAGCCCTTGCCTCTTTCGTTTGCCGAACTGAATTGTAGCCCCAGTGCTGCATTGGCTTTTTTGCGTCTTTTTTCAATAGTGATAGCAAAATCTGCCATGCGGCATCAACTTTATCGCTTCTTTTATAGGAGGATTCGAAGTCTAAGGAATTCTTTTCACGCGAGGTTTGACGGTTCATCCTTATCGTAACGATGGCTACGAAAAGAGCGATTAAGGCAGCTACAACATTGCTGAAAAAAGTAGGACTATTAGCCCACAAATTAACTATAAACTCTTTCATTTTCAATAGTTTTTGATGAATTTAAGATACAAAAAAGGTGGGGTATATACCCCACCTCTCGTAAAATCAACTTTCACTAACGATTAGGACAAGCCCCAATCCTCTTCGCGATATAGGTTCATCATGTTTTCGTCTCCAGCTAGCAGTTAGTTGTTTTTTTATACTTAAAATCTTTTGGTAGACCTTTATACACTGGGTAAAAGGTAACGACAAGTACAGCCCAAAAGATTTCGGTTAATGATTACATGCCATTTTGGCGTAACGCTTTTAGTCTTGCTATGAAATTCTATCTTGTGATTAAGGATAGCAAACTCAACCCAATTACTCTTCCAATTTTATGTTCTTTACATTCGCGTATTATAAAACAAGGTGTTAAGTATAGCAGATAAAAAACGTTGGTTTTCGATGCCGAGTTTTACTCAGTCTAAACAAACCCACTTCAAAAGTGCTTGCTGTAGTGGCCAATTGCACAGTGATACGCATCAGCCTCACTGCGTGTCGGAAGGTACGCCAGGGATACCCATCTTTTACCATCGTGATAAGCAACACCCCATTTTTTCCCTACCGGCCAGATGGCATAAACAGGATTACCCTGCTGACCAAACACCTGTTTTTTATTGAGAGTCTCACCTCTCGCCATGAAATAAATCACCGCGCTGCAAATTTTCAACGAACGCATAAAATCCACCTTTTGCCGCTTTTGCTCTGCCGTCTCTGAATTTATTTAACTGTATATAATTACAGTGTATCAGTTTCGCAAATTTCAGTTTTTAAATTTCATGCCAAATCACCCGCAGCCCACGCCACGCCTGGCCTATTCTCTTTTCATAGGCTCGCCGTTTTGATCTTCTCAGCGATCCGCCAAACTGACAAAAAGCAGATAAAAACCTTTTAATTCATTGCCTTGTTATTTACCTTCGATCCTTCACAGATCCAGAAAACTGAAATTTACTGAAATTCTTTTCAACCTTTTCAGTTTGGATTTAAGCGCTGAACCCCAGGCACGGCGCGGCCTGGCGGGTTGGTTTGTAGAAATTCAAAACTGAAAAAAATTACTTACACAAAAAGCGCAGGCGGGTGCGGTGTAGTGCAATTTCCGTCTGGTCTTGCTTTGTTTCGTGGACGCACGGCCGCGCTGGCTCACTCAGGCGGCTTGATCGTTTGAAAGGGTTCAGGGCATTGAATGCGAGACTGCACGGCGCTGCGTGCGATTGAGGCGGGTTATCTATGGGCAAAAAAAACCCGCACATGGCGGGCATATAAATTATCTTAGATTTGTAAGTTGGGTATAACTTCGCTTTCCTCTCTCGCTTAGAGACTCAACTATGTATTCATATTCATCATTATAGTGGCCTACAACTTCACCTAAACTGCACATTTCATCAAACAGTCGAACTAACTCTAAATCTGAACCAATTTTTAAATCTGCTCTGGTCAAGGGCTTAGGAACATCATCATCTCCAATTAGAGTTAACCACTTGAGTAAAGCATTCCTTTGCTTATCATTCTCCAAACGGTCGGCCTGACATAATGTTGAAGAAGCACTTTTAATATTCATTGTCTAAACCTCAGCAGAGTTGGGTCTCTATTTTAACACGCCTAAATTTTTCGCGTTGGAACGCAGGCCATTGAAAATTATGCGCTTGTTAAATTAACCAATAACCGGATCGTATTTCTCTTTTAGCGTGGTGGCCTTGGTGCCGGTGTCGGTAATCGCCAGGGCATTAAGCGGCATACCGGTATTGTTGTGAGTGTGCGCGGCTGTCAGCTGTGCCAGCTGTTTCACCACGTCCAGGGTATCAAGCATCAGTTGGCACACATTGACCGACTGGCTACCAATCCACACCACCGGCGCAATCACTTCCTGACGTACACCGGCCACGCTGCTGCGTAACATACCCACTTTCTCAATCAGTTGGCCAATCACGTTGGTTTCCGCATTGCCCTGGACACTGGCCACATAATTGGCCTGCGTGGCCAAACTGTAATCCCCCTGGGCAATTTGTTGAATTGCACCGGCCAACAGCGTTGCTTTGCCCAACACAGTGGTTTTGTCCGTGGCCTGCACGGTTGTTTCTCTGGCCACCAGCGTGCGGGTTTCATCATCGGCCGTGACAACCCGGCTCATGGACGTTTCACGGATAACCTGATCGGTCTGGCGTTCCCAATCGCCCGCCACCGTCACCCGCTGTGATACACCATCACGCTGCTGTTGCAGCTGTTCGCCATACTTCACGGCGGGCAGGCTGTTGCCCTGGGCAAGAGTTTGACGGACAAACGGCTTATCGGCGCGGCCACCATTAAACCCGACTTCTACCAGCGTACCGGCCGGGGGAAACTGGAACATCCCGGATTCCCCGCCCGCCATCGGCAACGGCAGCGGCACAGCCGGATAAAGCGGCGTATCTTTTGCGGGATTGCCGTCTGCGTCTAACAGCTGCAAGTCCACGGCATAACGCGGCCTGAACGGATCGGCAATGTTTCCGTTGCTCACGTCTTCGCTGGGCGCTTCCACCCTGGCGAACTGCGGCAGGTGCAAGCCGCTGGCCAGCTCTGGATAACTGCTTTCAACCTGGCGTTGAAACGGGGTTTTCTGCAATGCCTGGCCGGTGGCTTTATTGCGCGGCGTCCAGGTAATTTCCATATCATCATTATGCAATCTGACCTTCGTCAAACGCTGACCGTTCACCTCTACACCAGGGCGTAAAGATTGGATCAGCGGTACGGTCATGGCATTGCCACCGGCTACGCTTTGGTTAAATTCGGCGGGGATTTCTACCGGCTTACCGGCAAACAGTGCATCCGCTGTCGCACCGACAAACACGCCACCATCAGGCAGCTGATACCACACGTAATCCGTAATGCTAAACGCTTTCCCCAGGTTGGCTAAGAGTTGATAGCCGGTGCCGGAATGGGTGAAGTGAGGGATCGGCTTATCGTTATAAGCGGCACTTTTAGCCAGGGAAAACTCCAATCCGCTTTCCTCGGTCAGCCAGCTGGTGATCTGTCGCAGCGTCGGATGCTGAAAAGAGCACGGCCAAAGGCGCTCAAACACGCCGACCAACTCTCGGACAAAAAGCCGCTGATAGCCATTTTCCGCAGTCTGCGAACGTTCCACAAAACCGGTAAACCAGCGCAGTACCAGATCGTGATAACCCACATCCAGGCGCACCAGTTTGCCGGTGTAATCTTCCTCCGTCTGCGCGGTGATGAATCCCCGGCCGCAGGCGCTTAACTCTAACGCCAGATTTGCGTCCACCAGGTGCGTGGCCGCGTTCGACAAATACAATCGCTTAATGGGTTTCATCCCTTACCCCAATGCATCATTGACCGGTTTCAGCACTTTGCGCTCAAACCACGTCAGTTTTTCGTCACTCTCCGCCGCCGCGTTGCCACTTCCATTGGCACCGCCCGCCCCCTGTTTTGTTGCCGCCGTTTTACCGCCTGCGCGGGCTTCTTTCTTCTCTGCCACACTGATTTTTTCGCGCAGGGTGAACGTGACCAGCCAGGCCATTTTATTATCCTGTTGCGGCGCATCAATCGCCCCTGAAAATGTCCCTTCGCGAAAGTTGATCGCCTGTGCGGTCAGGTTGGCCACCCGGTAAACCTGCAATGAACCGCTGGCAGATTTAGCCTCTGCCAGCTCAAACAGCCGCTTTAATGTGGCCGCATCCCGAAAGGATACTGTCCCGGACACGCGCAATTCTTTGGCCTTGATACCTTGCTCTGCATTGGCCGTGCTCGATGACTGCCCGGACTGGTCTTTTTCCGCAAACTGCATGGTTGGCGTGACTTTCAGATTCATCAGCGGGATGGCTTCCCCATTAAGTGCCAGTGTGGTTATCGTCATGGATCATCGCCTCCAACGTAGATAAATCCGCCCCGCTAAATAACGTGGCCAGGGTATACACCGAATCCTGATTAGGGATGTTTTTACGCATCTCTCCGGCCAGATACGCGCCATTCCCTTTGGCCGTAAACACCCACGCCGGGGACGTTTTGCCTTTCAGGGCGGTTAACGCATCAGCCGCCGCCGTCAGGGCAGATCCCCGCGCCGCGGTGAAGTCTTTCAGCGCTGACAATAATGCGGCAGCACTGGCACCGGTTGCGGCTTCTACCTTAGCGGCCGCAATGCGCTGGGCATTCACCGCCAGGCGGTTGGTGGCCGTAGAAAGCGGCAGCGCCGCAGGCAAACCGCCAGACAATTTTGCAGGGATTTGCATCTTAGTGATGGCCAGCTGTGCCGCTTCCTCTGCCCGGCGCTTTACCTGGGCAATCACCGGCAGCGGCAGTACGCTGGAATAATCAGACAATAACCCCATAAATTCTGCGTGTGTCGGGGCGTTGAGCATATGCACCACAATGCTGGTTTCATCACTGATACTTTCCAGTTTTTTGGCCAGGTATTCCGTGGCATTAACCGGGCTTAAATAGCTACTATCACCCGCAGCCTGACCAACGCCGTAAACCCACGGATGAACCGGCAACACCGAACAAGTTAATGCGCTCATATCTGCCGGGATGCTTAATGTTGCTTTACGCCACATTTTATGGAACCTCTGGCCAGGTGATATCCGGTGCGGCCGTTGTATCAATCCGATTCAGTAAAACCCGGTATGTCTTCCAGGCCTTCAAACTGGCCGCTTCCGCCTCGGTGGCAATGCCCAGGTCAGCGGCATCCTGCAAAACAGCAAGGCTATTCACAGCAACCTGCATCCGCTTTTGTTTTTCCCGTAATGCCATTTCCTGCAATTCCTCGGACGTCGCTTGAGGAACATTCGCCCAATAGGGCATCCCCGCCTTATTTGGCATTCTGGTTTTACCGTCAGGGATCGGATCTACCGCATACTTTTGATATGTGGCCGCCGTAACGGCTTTTGCATCCTCTGGCCACGTCCCTGCCTCCTCATAAACCGCTTTCAATGGTTCCGGGTAAAATGCGTTAGTTGCTGCACTGTAGAAAATATTCATCTTGATAATCCCTTACCAGCCGGTGGCTTCCCAGTAACTGCCGCCGCTGTCCTGACCGCAGGTGAAACCGATGTTATTAATAATCTGTGCCGTACCAAAGTTGTCGTTGAACGTCCCGCCGCCGCCATTGATCGCCGTTACCTGAACGTTGACGCAGGTATTCGGGAAAGGAATGGGGAAATTCACGGTTGACCATCCACGGCTTCCCTTATTCACGTATCCCCACTGCTTAATCATTCCGGTATCACCGCATCGCCACCAGCCGCCGCCGAGGTTGGCGGTATTGGTATTGACCGGCTGCCGGTTGTTGGGGCTGTAAACCCGCTGCCCTCTCTCGAAAACGCCACCGGTATCAGCATTGATGTTGCCCTGGGCATTTAAGTCGCCAACACCACTAAATCTGACGTATCCCGTTTGCTGAGTGTTATTGACGTTAACCGTCCGGAATGTAAATCCACCAGAACCGCCCCCCTTATTGTTGATAAAGACGGATTCGCCCTGGCTGCCACTTTCATTCCATCCGATATGCGTTCCCTGACCCGAACCCGGATTCGGGGGATTCGTCGCACGCAGGACTGAACCATACACCGCACCAGGACAGCTAAAACTCCCGTCCATTGGATCGAACAACCAGGATGCAGAAAGCCCACTATCACCAATTGCATGAATAACGGCGGTCGCAAATTTCTGCCCGCCGCTGGTGAGCGCCCCAAAACTGATGGCTGTACCATAGCCATAACTCGTGGTTTGAATCACCCCTTTAACAATCGGCGCATATGAGCTGACATCCCGTGGTGCTTTATATCCATAGGGAACGATGAACGGGGCATTCGGTTGGGCATACTGATTAGCAAACCCTCCCACACCCTCCCACACATCTGGCTTGATGCCGTAGTGAGTCGCATTGTTCAGATACCCCACGTCGCCACCAGCGGCAGGGACAGCTTTTACATCAGCGGCAGCGAGGCTGATATCTTTGGTGCCATCAAACGCCACACCGGCAATCTTGCGTGCGGTGGCCAGCTTGGTGGCCGCCACGGCAGTGCCATTGCTCGGCAATCCGCCCAGGTTTTTTAATGCGTCTGTGGCAGTTTTCGCACCGGTGCCACCACTGGAAACAGGCAGCGCCGTGTTTAATGTCAGCCCACCCGCCACTGTCATGGCACTGGCAAAAGTGGCATCCTTAACGACCTTCATAGTTTCGTTAACGGTCACAGGTGAGTCGATGGAAACCGCAGAGGTGAAAATATTTGCTTCCGGCCAGTTATATCCGATGTACAGCGTTCCGCCCGTCAGAGAACCCGCCTCTTTTAGGCTTGCCGCCAGCGTGGTGTTGCCGTTGTTATGATCGCGCAGAATGACAGCATCATTCTTTCCACGAATGACAGAATTCGCATTGGATGAGGAAAGGCTGATCCCCGATTCTGGCCGCAAAACACCATTAGCGATTTGCACCATATCGTTTTGCCCATCACATATAATACGGGCTTTAATGGTGCCAGTTTCGTCCCGGCCATCCATGCGAATAATCCCTTCCCCCGTGGGATAAATAGCGGCTGTTAGCCCCCCAAGCGCACGCCCTGCATGGGGATCAGTATCAGTAAGCTTTTTCTGCACACGAAAAAATATATTGCCCATAGTTGACGTTGCAGCAGGTAAACTTTCTTCAGTGATTGCTCCTGAACGGCTGGTAAGAGACATATAAGCCTCATACTCTCCTGCGCGAAGGACTCCAATGCGATAATTCGCCTGAAAAGAACTTGCCACCTCAAGGTTGGCCGCCATTTTCACACTGGATGCAATGCTGGTTAGTTTGCCCATGCTGACAATATCTGTGTTATCGCCCGCCCTTGCGACACCCAGCCGCGTTAAGTCGGCCAGCTCAAGGCTGCTGCTGTCAAAAAGCTTTCTCCACCCAAACGGTAACGTGGTGGCACCTGTCTGCACCCAAGCCCAGCCGCTTACATCAGCCGTGCTGACGTTTCCAACACGCACGTAAACGGTGCCCGTCCGGCAATGCAAATACTGCGTGAGCGCCGCCCCGGCGTTATACCACCGACGATGGCTTACCAGCGTGTCAGCTGCCTGATAGGTTGCCCCCAGCGGATGATCGTCAAAATAACCGGCCAGCGTCACGCCCCCGGATAAACCCACAATGGACGGATCATAAAGTTTGGTGATCGTGGCGTTATCCACGTTAGGCATCACATTACTGATTGCGCCCACGTCTGCCGGAGTCAGGGTAATGTCTGCGGCCAGCGCCTTTTTATTCACCGTGCGCGTTTTCGGTACGCCGTTGAGCGTATTCAGCGCCGCAGCCGGATCGGCAATGTCTGCCAGGTTCTTATCCCGCCGCAGATATAAGCTACTGCCCTTAGGGCGCAAATCCGTGATCACGCCGTTGGCGTCGATGCTGGCCAGGGCAAACACGTAGTGCGCAATCCCGCTTTGAACGTAGTCTTTCAGCGTGGTGGCCAGGGTAAACTTGATATCGGTTTTGTATTCGCTGGTCAGCGTGCCGTGATAGCTCACATCCGCCCACACCTTCATTGGCTTAGTGGTCACGGTGATATTCGTTTTAGCCGCCAGGCTGGCACGCAGTCCACCCACGTAACCCACACCCGCCGTCACAAAGAATTGCGTACCGGTTTTGGACACCAAAAAGCCGTTATCGAAAAACGCACCCGCGCCGTAAATATCCAGATTAGCCAGGCGCAGAGATTCATCCATACCCGCCAGGCGTGCCGTGAAATCAATCTGCCAGGTTTCGGCCGGTGTGCTGATCAACGTCTGCGTTTCCGCCCCGTTGTACTCCATCAGGAATGAACGGGTTAACACGTTGCCCTGCTGGCCGCTGGCGTTCTTCACTTTGCTCTGTAACGGCGCATGAACAACCATTGCCAACTTGCCGGTGGCCTTATTGATAAGCCCAATCCAGTTAAACGAGAAATCGCCCACGTCCGCGCCCAGCGTCACCGAATACACCACAGCGTTTTGATTGACCAGACCGGTTTTTTCAACCGCCTGGCGGTAGACGATTTGTGCGGCAGGTGGCACGCCCTCGGCGCGATCAATCGGTTTGTTAACGTCCAGATTTGGCACGTTGGCAAAAACGAACTCATCCAGGACAATGGCCTGGCCGTTGGCGGCCTGCGCGGCTTTCCACTGCTCAAATGCAGTCGTAATCACGGTCTGTGACATGTTATTTCCTTATAACTTTGCGCCAAACGTGGCGGTTCCTGTTTCAACCACACCCAGGCTGGCGGGATAACAAACGTATTCGCCCTGGTTCCATCCGGCGCGAATGCGCATCCCGGACGTGGTGATCACTTCAAACTGATAACGGCGGCAGGTGCGGCCGTACTGACGGATAATCTGCAACAATAAATCTGCGTTATCTGAAATCTGGCTATCGGTCACCCGGACAATGATCACATCCCAATCAATGCCCGCCTGGCGTTCCAGCAATTCAACATAGCCAATCCCCAGGCGCTCAAAGATGGCAATAAAACCGGAAACTGAACCCGCGTCCCGTGCATTGATAAACGCGAACGCCACGCGCTTGCGAAACAATGACAGCGGTTCACCGTTAAATCGCGCAATGTCACGGTCATAGGCCAGAAGGTTTAAGAGCGGTTCGGCACAGGTCAGCGGATCAAACTGCTGTAATGGCCAGGTCACCCACTCAACAACCCCCGTCCAGAACTTCACGGCGGCTTTCAGCATCCTGGCCGGTTCGCCTCGGTTCATCCATGACGGCAATTTCAGGCTTTTCATTTTTGTGGCGAAATCAGACACCTTTCACCTCCACTTTCAGCGTGGCCAGACGCGGCACGCTCAGTTCACTGACGATATCGCCTAAGGAAAACACCAAGGATTCGATCACATCAAAATGTTTATGCAGCTCCCTGCCCAGGTTGGAAAAGGAAAAACGCGAATATGGCCAGGTGCGTTTTACGTCGTATTCTGCGTTTTGCCGGAAAGCGCTGCGGATCAGGTTGCTGACGCCGGAAATCAGCGCGGCTTTTTCCTCGCCCGTCATGTTGTCCGGGTTGGTCACGAACAGCGTGACCGTTAAACTGTGCTGCGTCTCCGGCATGGCCATGCACTGCAAATCATCGCCGTGGCCATGATGCCCTTGCGTGGTGATGTACTCATTCACTGCATCAATAAACGGCTGGGACGTTTCGCCGCTGTCTAACAACAAATAGGCGTTTGCCGTACCGGCACCGCGCGGGGCGTCATGCACAAAGAAAATGCGGTCAACGCTTAACCCCACGACGCCCGCAATCATGCTGCGGTACACCGCATCGGTGTGATAGTTGCCCACCAGGTTGAACTGATTGCGGCACCTGTCCCGTAAATCATCGTCGGATTCTTCATCCGCACCCGGCGTTAACAGCCAGTCATCCTCGTTAACGGCTTTGCTGATCCCCGTCACCGCCACCGGCAAAATGCGGTAATAGCCCGGTGCCAGGTTGTAGGCGTTCCCGGACGCCATCGCCGTGACAGGTATCAGCGCACTGGCCACGCCCGCCGCCATTGTCGTATCCACATCAACCACTACCGCATACGTCACGCCGTTAATGCGTTCGGTCTGGATAACGGTTCCGCCCGGGACGGTCACCGGCTGACTGGCGTTCTCCTTGTATAAACGGATCACCCCTTTTGCCGCGCTGGCCGGTTTAGCCGTGAGGTTTACCCCCCATGCCAGCATCCGCAACATGGCACCGCTGGCCGTGGCCAGGTACATATTGGCCAGCACCGTATTGACCAGAACATCTTTAATCCAAAGTACCGGCGTGGTCACAATGGCGGTAATGAGTCGCCAGAACGGTGACATGCGGGAGGTGTTTGTGATCATCCCTTCCGCTTTCACAATCGCCGTAAACTGCTGACCGATTTCCTCTTGAGTGACCGGCATCCCGCTTTCTTTGAGTACCGCCTCAAAATCAATGGTAGGTTTTTCACTCATAGTTCACCCCGGCTTCAATCTTGCCGAAATCATAGGTTTCCGCGGTTGCCCAAAGGCGTTTTGCAGATTCCTCCGTAATATTCACCGTGCCAGGAATAATGCGTTCATCACTTTCAATTAATAAAATCATTTGAGTGATCACATCGGCGCGTAATGTCGGGCTACGCTCTGCCACTAATAACGTGGTTAACCCGCTTTCTATAATGGCGTGGACAATATCCTGTGCAATGCTGATACGGTTATTACACAAGCCCGGTTCATTACCTGCATTCAACGTAAAATCACGCCCGGTAATAAGGAGATCGACATACAGCAAATCCGTCATTAATTTAATTCCTGCCATTCCATTAGCTCGGCCGGTGTTAATCCTTTGGAAGGATGAATATTCACGGTGCCGATTTTTTTACTGTTATCAATTGTGGTTTCCGTATTGGTATTTATTTCCTTTTTCAATCCGCCACGTTCCACACCTTTTACCGTTCCCCCCGTCAGAATATCGTTACCCATTGGCTGCGGCGGTTGCAGCACCGGATTGTTATTGCCTGCCACGCTGATTTGATTCGTCACGCCGGTAAACCCTGGCGGCACGGTCGCAGATACACCGGCCGCCGCCACAGGATTTGGTAACACGCTACCCGGTGGCATTCCCGCCAAAGCCACGGCGTTGGGCATTACGCTGCCCGGCGGCATTCCCGGCACAGGATTTGGCATCGTGCTGCCCGTTGGCACACCTTTTGGCGTAACCGACACAGGCACTTCTTTCAGCTCGATATTGACGCCGGGAATGTTATTTAACTTCTCAACAATCCAGTTGTACGTCCCGGTAAACGAGGTTTTCAGCGCATCCCACAGCTTGCTGAATACGTCCCCAATCACCCGCGCAATCTTTTCAAAGGATTGTACCGGCGAATTGATATCAAAGGATTTGACGACATCAACCCAACCGGCACGCACGATCCCGAACATTTCAATCATCGTGGTGATTGACCGATACACCAGCTCAAACGGCGTCAGGATAATGCCGATAGCCGCCGCCACAATCCGCCCGAACGTTTCGCCCGCACTGGTGACGTTAGTTAGTTGCCCTTCCGTCATTTGGATCGGGGTCAGCAGGTCACCGAACCAGCCCACCAACGTTTTTACGCCGTCCCACACCCAGCCAATTGCCCAGGCAATACCAGAAAACAGCCCTTTGAAGGGGGTCAGCGCACCGGCCGCCTGGCCGAACCCGCTGATAAATCCGCTCACAAAGGCTTTAATAGGTTGCCAGAACTTGATCACCGCAATGACCACCGCCGCAATAGCGGCCGCAATGGCCACCACCGGCGCAATCATCAGCAGGAAGGAGGCAGAACCCATGCGGGCGGCAATACTGGCGGCCAGCAACGTGGCACGCAGGCTACGCAACCCGGCACTGAATAACTGCGTCACGGCATTACTGGCCACCATCGCCAGGCGGTTAAGCCCTAACAGTCTGGCCATCGGTGCCAGCAGGCGCGTGACACCCATCATCACGAACCCGTGAACGCCCATTACGATATTGGCGATAGCCCCCACGGCCGCAAAACTCAGCAACGCCACGGTGGCATAACCGATCACGCGGGCAATGTTGGGGAACAGCCGCATCCAGCGCGTCAGCTTTTCGCCCCCGTCCGCGATTTTATTCACCAGCGGATACAGCACCGGCAACAGCGTGGAACCGATGGCGGCACGCATGGCGAACCAGATCGCCGTCAGCCTGTCCCAGGGACGGGTCATTTTCTCGGCCATTTCCGTGGCTCGTTTCATGCCGTCATTGCTGCCCAGCTCGGTGATATTGCGTTTCAGCATATCAACGTTGCCGTAAAGCTGTTTAATCACCGCCGCGCTGTCACCAAAGGCGGCATCTAATTCACCCTGTGCCTTGAGATTGCCCTCGATACTCTTACCGTATTTGCCCTGGAGTTTTTCCAGCATGGCAGGCATGGACAGCATTTTTCCCTGGGCATCCTGGAAACTCAGCCCCAGCTTTTGCGCACCGGCTGCGGCACCGCTCAGGAATCCCTCATAAGAGCCGCTCGCTTCCGTACCTAATGAGCGTTGCAACTCACCCAGGACGGCAAGCTGTTCATCCATCCCTACGCCATAGTTGGAACCGACACCCCGCGCCCCTTCCATCAGGTCTTTAATGGTGGCCATGTCCGTGCCGAACTGGTTTTTCATGTAGGCCATTTTGCCCGCCAGTTCTTCCGCGAACTGCACTTTGCCCACCTCGGCCGCGTAGCCGCTGAACTGGGTAAACATCTGCCCCATGAATTCCGACGCTTCCCCGGCCGTGCTTTTCAGCGCCTTGGCGGCGGTATTGGCCACCACGGTAATGCGGGGCAATTCGGCATTCGTCAGCCCGGCCACGGCCGCGTTGATATCCGCAGAGGATTTAACGAACTCCACCGCCGATTCCCCGTAGCGCACGCTGAATTTCAGGGCGTCGTCCGTGACCTTAGCCAGCGCATCATCATTAATGCCGCGTGCGCTGGCTTCCTGCATGGCGTCAAACATCTGAATGGCCGGATCCAATGCGGCCTTAATAGACGCCCCCACGCCCCACAACGCCGCCGCACCGATGGCCACCCGACCAAAGGCGGCCGTACTTTCCTGGGCGAACCCGCTTACAGAGGATTGCACCTGGCGAAGGGGGCGCGTCATGTTGTCAATTAAACTGAGTGTGAAATCTAAATCAGCCATTATTCGCCTTTAAATGCCAGGGCAATGCCATTTGCTACAGCTATGCGTTGATTCTCCCAATGCCTGTTATCCAGCCACACGGCGCGGGCTAAGTTTTCGGGATCGTCATTTTCTTGCGGTAAATAATGGCGGCGCAAAATCAGATATTGTTCCAGGCCATTATTTTCAATTGCGCGTACCCGCGCCGTTAGTTTTTTAGTTCAATCTCTAATTTCGGCGCGAACTGGTCATTCACGAAACTACAAATTTGCAGGGCAGAACCGGGAATTTCCAAAATGGTATCCAGCGCTTCTTTGCATTCAACGTGAACAATACGGCGCAGGTAGTTATTTGCCGGTGCCATTTTGTTATCCATCGACATTTCATTAATGAATTTGTTATAGGCGGTGGCGTTTGGTTCAAAGGTCAGCGCAGTGCCGTTTACAGTCATGTTAATTTTGCTCATTGTTTTATTTCCTTCCGTTGGTTTATTTCATCGACTAATTGATTATGACGCGCCGCACATTCTGAATATTGCGGCGTCAGTATTAATAAAGTTTCTGCAATGTCTTTACCCGTTACCCCATTAATGCGCGGGAGTTTTACCGGGCATTTGGTTAACAGATTTTCCTGATAAGGCACGCTCGGCTTTATCGACGGCGGTGTTGAACATGCTGACAAACTCAGCAGACAAGCACTCATTAATAAAAACCGGTTTAAGTATTTCCGTACGAATTTCCGTAGGCTGCGCATCGCGTAACGCCTCCAATTTTTCCTCCAGCCTGCGGCCGGATTCACTGGCCGCTTTCTCACCGGCAATCCGGGAGGCTTCCCCCGCCGCGTGTGCGGCATTACTGATCACCAACTCCACGCTATCGCTGTACCAGGCATTGACCTGCCAGCCCGCTGCGAACGCAGCCAACAACGCCAAAGCGGCAATCACCAGCTGCTTGCCCATCATTTCACCCCGTTGTGTTCCAGGCTGAAATGGTTGCCGTCCGGGCGGGTTTTGAATCGCCCCCCCCACACGCCGCCCAGGGATTCCCAATATTCACCCAGTGGTTTATAGGCTTCGGTATTGGTCTGATACTGGCCGTTAATGAACAGATTTAAATCCACGGCCAGACGCTGCGTGTGCAAGCTATTGGCAATACCCGCGCCGCTTTTGGCGTTCAGTTTGGCCTGTTCCGCCGTGCGGTAGGCTTCGCCAAAAGTCAGCCGGTAACCGTGATTGCCTGCCCACTCAATCAGTTGGGCAATCAGCTGCGTGAACAGCTGTTGTCTTTCGCTCAGTGTCATTTCAGTTTTCCTTTCCCTGGTAAATAACGACTTCCCTTTTTGCGTAGCCAGATTTCAACGGCCTGGTGGCCAGCAATCCCCAGCGCGGCACCCAATCCGGCAATAGCCAGCGGGGAAATATCCGGGATCCAAATCAGCGCCGCCGCTGCCACCATTGAGGTGGCCGAACCCAGGATAATGCGACCAAAAAACAGCTTTCCGGTCATTGGCTCACTGCTCACTAACATCTGTCCCAGGGCGATAAGTGCGCCCAACAGGATCAGGCTTAACAAACTTTTTTCGTGCTCTTGCATCCGTGCAATGTCCTTATCCGATCAGGTTGCGGGTATCTTCATCTTCCAGATACGGCACGCCGTTAATGCGCACAAACTGCGGGCTGGTGACCATGTACTTAATTTTATGGCTCAGCGTGCTGCCCCCCTTCGGATCGTTATCCAGTACGTTGCTCAACACCAACTTGCAGCCAAAGGCTTCAATCTTCAGTTCTTCATTACCGGCCTTGGCATAGAACATCAGATCCACCGGGTCAATCCCACGCCACGAACCGGCACGGCGTGCAATGGCGGTCAGCTGCGTAAGTACTTTGGAGGTGATTTCAATTTCCCCCTCGGCCGCCACATCCCCGGACACGTGGCCATCAGGTACACCCTGGGTCTGCGCCGCCGCCGTGTTGTCAGTGATATCTAAACTGACCTTTTCTATGTGAACCAGGTCACCGTCAATGCGCACATCGGTGGATTGGCCTGAAATACGTTTCATCGTTAGTTACTCCCTGTCAGGCTGGTATCCAGCAACAAGCTCACCGTGATGCCTTTCGGGCATTCATACGGACGGATCACGATATACACCGCCACTTTGGTGGCTGACTGCCAGGTGATCGTCACATCATCATCCTGCGGCGGCTTAACCTCGCCGGGGAACGTGATGCCGTTAATCTGACTGGCCACCGACATTTCACGCAGCACCTTGGCAAAATATGCCTGGTGGGCGGCAATGCTTGACGGCGTACTGTTTAACGAGCGGTCTGCGATTTTGGCTATCGCCTGCAAACGCACGCGACGGGCGGCTTTATCGGCAATACGCAGGTACTCAATGGCCTGGTAATCACCCCCTTCCGCGTCCAGCGTCAGCCCATCCGCCCAGTAATACCCGTCATAATCGGGATACCACATCGGCACGCTAAAACGCTGCGCCTGCAAGGCTTGCAGGGTAGCCAGATCCAGCGCAGCCCCTTTGCCGTCCACCGGCATTTCATCACTGCCCAGGGATACCAGCGCACCGGTTTTCACCCGCGCCGGACTGTCAGCCACGGTCACCGCGCGGCTGCACAGACGGCCAGCCAGCACGCCAGGCTCATTACCAAACAAACGCGGCACAAGCTGCACGGACGGGGCAGAAATCTGCTCCTGCAAGGCCACCATGCGAACCAAATATTCCGCCCAATCTTCCTCGGCCTGCGGTGCCTGCACGGAAAGGATGAACCAGTTCCAGCGGGAATAACTGGCCAGTAATTTGGCACGCAGTTCCGCCGCTTTGTTGATGGGCGTTTTCGTGGCGATATCGTCCAGCAACACCACACCCTCAACAGAGCAAAGGGATTGCGCAGCCAGCACCGCATCCGCCCAGGCATTTTCCCCGGCATCCTCTGCCAGCACATGCACGTAACCGCTCCAGTTGGATCCGGCGTTAAGCATGGCCGTGTTCACGTTACTTTTTAAAACGCTGTCTTGTGCGCCCAGCAGCGCATCAAAATCACTTTGGGTATTCACCGCCAGCGTCTTACCGGCGTTGATTGTCCCCGTACCGACATAGAGCAACACGCGCTCAATCTCGTTTGTTTCACCCTGTAGCTGATTGACCTGATTTACATCGACCGTTGGCCACGCCATAACTTCCCCTTAGTATCCTGCGTCTGCGCCATACCCGATGCCCTGGAGTTGCCGCACTAACGCTTTATTAAAATCGTCTTCCGTGATGCCCAGGAAAGGACGTGATGAAACTTCGACTGACCAGGACGCTTTTGCCGCTTTCCCCGATAATGTCCGGATCAACAGCCCGGCTTTGGCCATCGTCATACCTTCCTGAATTTCTTTAAACGGCGGCTTTCGCCAGCGCTTACCCTTTTTCACTTTGTACCCCAGCGCCCGCAGGCGTTTGGCCTGCCGCTGACTGGCGGGCAAATTTTCCGCCCTGCCTTTGCGTTCAACCTGGCGACGGCTGACCGTCACATTCATGCCGTTTTGCTGGGCGTAACCCACCGTTCCCGCCGCCACGGTCTTTTTGCCGTTGCGATAACCGCCGCCACTCAGGTAAATCCTTACCCCGTCGATTTCCGGCATTTCCCGGATATGCAGCAGCTTTGGCATATTGCGCAGCATCTTGCCTTTGCGCTTTGTCTGGCGTCCCTGCCATTTCTGGCCATCCGGGGCGGCCTGATTTCTGACGTTACGTTTTGCTGCCGGGATCAATCCGTATTTCCCCAGCCGCCACATCAGCCGTTTACGCTTGGCCGGTGGCAATTCCAGGCTGTCCAGCTGTTTGCGCACTGCATTGAGTTGCGCCGGGTCTAACTCGCCCCGGACAATCATTTTTCACTGCCCAGCGGCGCGCCCTGTTCATCAACGCCATACACCACGGCTTCACTGGCAAACCAAACTGTGGGATCAGCAAGCCGCCATTGCTCCCCATCCAGGGGAATATTGCCGTTGTCGTCCTTCACCAGGTTTAACGCCTCCACCATCGGTAACGTGACAACCACCACGGCGGTTTCCTCATCCACCAGATCGATATCAAAATCAGGTAACTCGGTGTCTATGCCGAATTCTTCAAACAGTTCCCGGTCTGACTCCATCAGCCACACCAGCAGCAGCGCCGCCAGGTTGCGCGGGTCATACAGCCGGTACGGGAATCTGTCCCAGGCTAAAACCGCGTTGTAGCGGATCACCGCCAGGCGGTACTGTTCCAGCCCTAAATCTCGCTGCGCGGGGATAAAACTCAGCTCATCCATATAGCTGGAAAAACCAGCCCCCTTGAACGTCCTGGCGGGCATACTTTTGGTGATGAACGTACTCAGCGCATCTAACTGGCTCATATTTTCCTTACCGTCACGCGGCGCAATCCTTTGATTGCCCGGATGATGATCGAACCCTCAGCCAGTAACCCGGCGCGGGTTTCCGCGCTTTCCTGTCCTGGGTGCGACTCCCTGCGCCCCTGGCTTGCGAACTCAGGGATCAAATCGGCCTTTGCGCGGGCAAACACTGCTTTTTTATAACGAGCACAAAGCAGGTTTTCGCCAGGGCGACCGATACCCGGCACCGCGCTGGCCTGGCCAAATCCCTTGGCCAAATACCCATCCTTGACGGTCTGCAACAGGTCATTCACTTCCCCGGCCGCCGTCAGTAACGCCTCGGCTACTGTCCCGGCGTCTACATCAGCGGGGATGCTGCGCTGTTCCTGGAAATCCGCCAGATTCAAATCTGGCCAAAATCCGTCATTCGTTAACGGTTCATCCTGGTAATCGATCGGCGTTCCGCTAAACATTAAAAATTTCTCCGTAAGAAACGGGCAGACCGGGATCCACGGTACATAACCCAAGGGTATTACCTTCCCCGCGCCCGTTCCGGCTTGCGGTAGTCTTTACTGAACCGGCATTACCGGCTGAACTTCAGATTCATCAAACCAGCGATCAACGGCGCGGCCATCAGCTGCCCGGTAATGAATCAAATAAGCAGGGCAATTGTTGAGGTACTCGGCACGGCCTTTAACGTGCCCCATTTCACCGCTGACAGAAATCTTTACCGTCTGACCTAAGCCGTGTTTAAAACTCATTTCTTAGCTCCTGATTGTTTTCCTAAATAACGGACGCGAGCGGCAATTTGTTTGCGCATCGTTCCCACGCCACACTGTGAATGCAGCTTTTCGGCCGTGGCCAGCAGAGCGTCCACGCTCTGCAACAGCCCCACATCCTCGGTGGCCGTGGCACGTGGTACGCCTTCCTCGTCAAACAGCTGACGCATACCGGCGAACTTGAACCACTTGGCCTGGATCACTTCATACAGCTCCCACTTTTCCGCCACATCGGTAAACGTGCGGGAAAAATAAGGCTCAATAGGTTGGCCATCCCTGGCCTGTACTTCCGCCCATTTCAGAACGGTATCCGCCACAAAGGTGGGGAAATTGCTTTTCAACTCTGGCGGGGTTTCCTGCCCCTGCGCGATGGCGATATCCGCCAGATCAAGCGCGGCGTCCATGTCGCCTACGTCAAAAAGCCAAATCACACACCATGCCAGGATTGGATTGCGGTACACCCCCCCGCCATCCAGGTACTTTTCTACGGTGGGCATCCATTTTGGTAATAATTCATCACGCTTTAACGCCACCTTTTGCGCCAATGTCAGCCCGTGCAACATATCCACATCGTTGGCCAGCGCCGCACTCAGAACGTGCAAGCTGTCTGCCCCTTCCAGTGCCTGGCGTTGCTTTAACTTCGTTTGCGCCGCTATGCGGGCATTGTGTCGCTGCGCGGGTGACAGGCTCATGTTTACTCTCCGCCTACGGGTTCGGATGGCTCGGCAACGGTGCCGATGGTCACGGCGGATTCATCGATCGCCGCATACAGTTCCGGGTATTCCACCGCGTAACCTTCATTGCGCAGGTACTTGTTTTCGTACTGCTTACGGTCTTCAACAAACTCCGCTTTACGCTGGCGGGTGTTACGCTGCGTATAGATGTGCAGGTTAGCGAGCGTGGTCACCACCATGCGTTTGCCCGGCATAAATGGCGGGATAATCGCCTGACGTCCGGCAATGGAGTCCTGCAACATCTGCGCGGCGATTTTTTCGCTTGGACGGTCAGCCGCCTGATACAGGCGATACTGTTCAGCCGCCACCAGGTCAGCACCCACCAGCACAACCAGGCGTGGATCGTTGCGGTATTCCTGCGGAATTTTGGCGTTGATAAGGTCTGACGCCATCGCATCCAGTGACTTGTAATCACCGTTCTGATCCAGCGTGACCGCATCTGTCATGATTTGTTTTTCGCGAATTTTGCGAACAATTTCATGCCAACCAATATTCACATCTTCGCCGTTCGGGTTTTCTTCGTAATTGGTAGATGTCGCCACAGACTTACCGTTAAAGCCGATACGCAACATATCCAGGGCAAAGGTCTGTGTGGTAAACGCGGTGACACGCTGGAAAAATTCTTCCTCAGAACCGGCATTTGCCCAGATGGAAAGCAGATCCCAACGCAGCGCAGCACATGAATCCGTTTCGACCAGCTTGTACTCATTACCTGAAACGCCAACGTTGCGACGGAAACGCCCATCAGCAATACGGCCGGTATGCAGACCAGACGCGCCTACGCTCACCACCTGGCCAGAAAGCTGGTCAACATCAGCCACGGTGATCCAGTTCAGGAAATCCGAACTTTCCAGCAGCGCATCACGCAGCTGCGTTTCCTTCGGATCAGACAGAGAGAAGTAATTTTTTTCCTCGCCACCGTCCAGACCGTTAGCCGCCGCAAGTCCCGCGCCGAACTGCTTTAAAAAGCCACGCGCTTTTGCATTTAAAATCATTATTTATTCATCCTTAATCGCTACTCAGCGGTTAATGTTTTTCCCTGGCGAAAGCCTGATAAATGCTTACAAGAACTGGAACGGTTTACGGGAACCTTTCGGATTCTTATTCGGCAACGTGGTTACCTTTTTATCCAGCTTGCTGAAGTTATTTACGATATTCGGCAAGTTATCGCGCAGACGCGCAAACTCTTCGGTATCCACCACTTCTTTCACGGTTTCAACATCGGTCTGGATATCTTCAACCGTTGTATCCGTTGCTTCCGTTTTTGTTTCCAGCGCAGCGACGCGGTTTTCAAGAGCGGCTAATGCTTCGGCCATTGCCTGTAATTTATCGCCATCCTGCGGTGTTTCATCCGGCGTTTGGCTTTCGTCTTCAATACTGAAAAGACTGCGCCATTTCGATTTATTCTTATCCTTCCCTGCCATGTTAATATCCTTGATTTCGTTAATTACCAGCGGCGTGCTATTACCAATAAAGTAATTATCTTTCCGCTTATTAAATCGCATTCGCGTAGTGCCTACGCTTGCGGGTTCATCTGTAACACCCAGCCCTTCCAGATAATAACGGCCGGTGCCGCGAAAGTTGCCATCGGGCGTTAATTCAACAGAAGTAAATAAAAGCTTTCCGTTTCGGTTTGCCTGTACCAGTTCAGTGGAAGGACACAACCTTGCATAGAGCTTTACTAATCCTGAATCATCTTCGCTTGCCTCAACTTCCAGCACCTCACCGGCATTACCACACCAACGCTCATGCTCAGGCCACAGCAGTGCGGTATACATATTTTTTGGGTCATACGTTTCCGCCGCGTCTATTAACATTTCCCTGGTTAAAAAACGCTTATCAACCGTTTCCCCTTCGGTTGCGATACAAAGCCAATTCGTCATTAAATGTGAATCTGACATACCGGAATTAACCTCCGTTGTTTCCGTGAATTGCAGTATCGCTAATTTATAATAAATTCGCAGCAAGTGAGATTCGGATATAACCCCATATCCGAATGTACCAGAAAGAAATATCACTCCATGCCACGCATAATGATTGCATGGCTAAATACACAGACGAACTAAAAGACGTTGCCCGCGCTTTATATTTGCGCCGCGCCACGCCAAAGGAAATTGCTCAGGATTTAAATCTGCCGAATTCGCGGATCATTTACTACTGGGCGCAAAAAGGGAATTGGGCTGATTTACTCAGCCATGAATCAACAGAGGAAGCCATAGAACGCCGTTACCAATTATTAGTTGGCCGGGACAAAAAAACAGAGCTGGAATTAAAAGAGATTGATTTGCTGATTACGCACGCCGTGAAATTGCGTGCGCAGACAAATAAGCATAAGGAAAAAATGGCCGCCGCCAAATCTGGCAACCAGGGAGGATATGACAGCCAGGGCGGGAACGGTGACGGCACAGAGCCGGTGAAGAAGCGTAAATATAAGAAAAACGATATCTCAGGCATGACGCAGGATGATTTTGACGCTTTCGCAGAGGAACATTTATTCGGCTATCAGAAGCACCTGCGCAACAACCTGGCACAGCAGATCAGGAACATCCTGAAAAGCCGCCAGATTGGTGCCACCTGGTACTTTGCTTTTGAGGCATTTGAAAATGCGGTCATGACCGGCGACCCGCAAATTTTCCTTTCAGCTTCCAAAGCCCAGGCGGAGGTGTTCCGCTCTTACATCGTCAACATCGCAGAGCAGTATTTCGGCATCACGCTGACCGGCAACCCGATCAGACTAAGCAACGGCGCAGAGCTGCGCTTTCTGTCCACCAATAAAAACACCGCGCAGTCTTACAGTGGCCATTTGTACTGCGACGAATACTTTTGGGTGCCGAACTTCGCCAAGCTTAACGAGGTGGCCAGCGCAATGGCCACACACGACCATTGGCGAACCACCTATTTTTCAACGCCCAGCGCCAAAACGCACCAGGCTTACCCCTTCTGGACAGGGGAAGAATGGAAGCAGGGAGACAAAGAACGCCAAACCGCCGTTTTCCCATCCTTTGATGAAATGCGCAACGGTGGCCGACTCTGCCCGGATGGACAGTGGCGGTACATCATTACGATGGAAGACGCGATCAGGAGCGGATTTAACCTGGCCAGCATCGAGAAGCTGCGCAACCGCTACAACCGTGACACGTTCAACATGCTGTATATGTGCGTGTTCGTGGACAGTAAAGACAGCGTTTTCAAATTCAGTGACCTGGAAATCTGCGGCGTGGACGTGGCCGACTGGCAAGACCATGCCCCCAACGCCGAACGGCCGTTCGGCAACCGTGAAGTATGGGGAGGGTTTGACCCGGCGCGTTCCGGCGACACGTCCACGTTTGCCATCGTTGCCCCGCCGCTTTATGCGGTGGAAAAATTCCGCGTGCTCTGCCTTTTTCACTGGAAAGGGATGAATTTCGCGTACCAGGCTGCGCAGATCAAAAAGCTGTTCGGGAAGTACAACATGACTTACATCGGCGTGGACGTGACCGGCATTGGCCGGGGCGTATTTGAGCTGATTGAACATTTTGCCCTGCGTGAGGCTGTGGCCATTCACTACGGCATGGAAACCAAAACGCGCCTGGTCTTAAAGATGATCGACGTCATCGGCGCAAAACGCCTGGAATGGAACAAAGACAACCGGGAAATTGCCGCGTCTTTCCTGTCCATCCGGCACACCAGCACGGCCAGCGGCAACGCCATGACGTTCAAAGCCGATCGTACGGTTGAAACCGGCCACGCCGATGCCTTTTGGGCAATCGCGCACGCCATCATTAACGAGCCGATCAACTTTGAGCATAAGCGTAAATCTAAATGGAACTTAGGGAAAAAAGCAGCATGAGCAAACGCAAACCAGCCCGCCAGGCAAAGAAAGAACAGCCTGACCGCAGCAAGAAAATGAGCATCATCAGCATGGGGCGGCCGGAACCCATTCTGACCACCGGCACCAATTACCGGGATATCTGGTATGACAATGAATTCGATCACTACACCCTGCCGATTGACCGGCTGGCACTGGTTCAACTGACCAACCTCAACAGCCAGCACGGCGGCGTAATTTATGCCCGCCATAATATGGTGGCATCGGATTACCTGGGCGGCGGCCTGACGCATGAGCAGCTGCGCGGCGGCGTATTCGATTATTTATCCTGCGGTGACCTGGCCATTTTGAAAGTGCGTTCGGGATGGGGGGACGTGGTGGACTTGCTGCCGCTGCCGTCGCTGTATCTGCGCGTGCGTAAAACAGGGGAATTTGTGGTTTTGCAAGACGGTGAACCGCTGGTGTACAGCCCGGATGATGTAATTTTCATGAAACAGTACGACCCGCAGCAGCAGATTTACGGCCTGCCGGATTACATCAGCGGCATCCACTCGGCACTGCTCAACAGTGAGGCAACCATTTTCCGCCGTCGTTACTACCACAACGGGGCGCACACCGGGGGCATCATCTATACCAATGACGCAAACCTGACGGATGAAGTAGAAGACGAAATTGCCGAACGACTGGAAAGCAGCAAAGGGATCGGCAACTTTTCCACCATTTTTGTGAACATTCCAGGGGGTAACGAAAAGGCGATCCAGTTTATTCCTGTGGGGGATATCGGGGCGAACGACGAATTCAACAACGTGAAGAACATCAGCGCACAAGATGTACTGAACGCGCACCGGTTCCCGGCTGGCCTGGCGGGCATTATTCCGCAAAATACAGCCGGTCTACCTGATCCGGAAAAATCCCGGACAACGTATCGAAAGGATGAAGTCATTCCGTTGCAGCGCATGATCATGAATGCGGTAAACAGTGACCCGGAAATTCCGGTTCATCTGCGGCTTAACTTCGCCTTTGACACAACATCAGAGGGTGAAAAATGAGCCGCAAAAGGCTAAAATCACGGGGTAATCAATTCCCTGGAGCCTACAATATGCGCGTGTCGAAAGTGATTTGTACCGCATGTAATTCAAACGCCGTGATCAAGAAAACGGTACGCAAGCATAGGGAACTTTCAGACCTGTATTGCAGTTGCACAAATATTGAATGCGGCCATACGTTTAAAATGCATTTGTCATTTGCCAGCACCATTAGCCCAAGCGCGATTTCTCAGGAAGAAATGGTTAAAAGCGTCGCCAATGCACTAACTGCCGATGGCCGCCAAATGATGCTTTCGCTACTGCAACAAGCCTGAATCACTGCCCCCGTTTTGGGGGTTTTTCTTTTCTGCCTGCCGCAGATTTTTCAACAACTCAGCATTCAACTCAGCTAACCAACCCAGTGCTAACGATTTTTCTTCCTGATCACAGTCCCCAACAGCGACCAACCTCGAAAACAAAGCCATCCGTTGCACAGCGATTTCCTCAAAAAATAAATCCTGCATCCCCCAATCTCCTTAATCATTTACTGTATGAATGTACAGTATCGCAAACTGTTACAGAATAAAAGCAAACTGCGCGTGCTTTTGCGAGTTTTCAGCTTGCATTAAATCCCCAACGCCTCAAATGCCCGGTTAACGGCATCACTCTGATCCACCTGCAAAACAAGACCATCGGCACATACCCAGCACATGCCTGGGGAATCAAATGACTCGCTTTCAGGCGTGATGACTTCCCCGCACTCCCTGCAATATTGCTTTTTGCGCCTCACTACCAGCCGGTTGCCCTCTAATTTCATTTCTGTTTCCCGATCCAGCGGCACAATATTGCCCCTGACCAGCGCTTTGGCCATCTGGCCAGCATCCTGGGACTGAATACCGATGCCCTTTTTCAACTCGGTGATCGTACTTTGAGTACAGTTATTGACAGAACTCCAAGGGGCGGCGATGCCGCCAGGAAAAGCAGCCTCCGCTGCGCTGTCGGCCAACTTCGGGACAATCGCCCATTTGACCAGGCGCGTTAAAATCTCTGATTCCTGACCAGCTAACGGCGAATAAACCCCCTGTATACGCTGAACGGCTTCCCCGTATTCATTGCCGCACTCGGTGATTTCATACATCAGGCGCACAACCAGATCACGACGCGCCACCAACGCACCGCCCTGCGCCTGGGTGTACGATGCCCAGCACCCCACATCAGCCGCAGCCAGCACCGCATCCATAGATTTATTTTCAAGGGTGATATCACGCATACGGCGCAGCTCACGCCAGACCGTTACCGGCGCACCGCCGATTTGCTGAAACTGACGGATCCGCCAGCGGCTTGCCCAGGCAGATACCGCCTTGGCCATGTCTTTCAAATTTTCGCCGGTTTCGTCGTCGGCTTCGCCGTCCAGGGCGTAACCGTCGATATTTTTGGAAATGTATTTGGCAATGTAGCCGGTTGCACTGCCCTTCTCTGGATCGATAGGTTCAACGTGAAAACGCGCCTTAAGCGCGTATGCAGATTGCAGTTCTTCGGAATCCTCAAGGCGGGAGTAGTAACAGAGAATATCCCGCACCTCGGCCACGTCAGACGGGCGCATAAACAGCAACATATGCCAGTGCGGCGTCCCGTCGTGGTGCGGTTCGACTACGCGAAAACCAAAGACATGGATCCCGGCGCGGGAAAACGCAGCGCGGGCTTTTGCCCACACTCCGCAAAGGTATTTTTGCGTTTGCTGCGGGCTTGCTGCGTTCCACTGAGAAACGAACCCGCCCTTACTATGCACGGCGTGATATTTTGACGGCGCGGTGATCGTGTAAAACTCTCCGGCCATACCCATTTCAGTGGCTAAATCTTCAAACCCGCGCATACGAACCATCAGTTCACAGCGACGTTTTGCCGGGTTGGCGTTGCTACCGTCCACCATGTCAGCCAGGGAAATACGCTCCCCTGTTTCCTGGTTTTCCAGATCACACGATTTAAAAAACTCCCGGTTACGTTTCTTTTGCTCCACCCATTCCCCTTGCGTGGAACGGCTGACATACGCCGATGCTGCCTTTTGCACTTGCCCCACGGCAATGGCCATATGTTCACGCAGCAGATCACGGCTTCGTTTCAACTTACCGCGCCACCATTCCGGTGCCATCATCCGCAGTAAACCCGACTCAGCATTACGCGCCGTGAAATTGTTGCCTGCTTTGAAGGTATGCCAATAAGGCGGCGTGATACTGAACTGGTTCACTAGCTCAGCCAAATGACGGTAAGCAGCTGTTGCACGCCATTCTAATTCTTCGGGTGATTTGGAATCTTCCAGGAAAGCCATGCGAATGAAATCATTGAAGCACTCGGCCATAAAATCTGCGATACGGTGCGCCAAGTTGCGCACGTCGTCACGATCGTAACCTGGGAGTTTTTCCATATCCTTGGCAAACGGGATATGCACACCGCCTGCACCCTGGAAATTAGTTGAATATTGCTGTCGAACTTTGCGCAGACGTGGCAATACATTTTTACCTAATGTTGTGCGTAAAAATGTATTGGCACGGCGGCGGCCATGCTGGCCAGCCTCCATTAATTTGCTGTAACGATCGCCAAAATAACGCGCTAAGAAATTTGGCATTTCTGCCAAATACTCAGCACGCCAGGCGTGATCGTCTTTGTTGATATGCCATAACTGGCGTTCAGTAAGGCTAATCCCAGAAGGTGCGCCAGGGGCAAATTGCTCTTGCTGCCACTGGCGGGTTTCATGATGCTGGCCGTTAACGAAAGACTCCATTCAGCAATCCCACGCCACGGTTGCAATCACCTCCTGGGCAGATTTGATGCTGCCGGCCGCCGCTCCGATACTGCGCGGCGCGGTGATTTTATTGATGGCAAAATCTTTATAGAGATAACGCACCATATCTGTATCACTGTTAGAAATGACCACCGGCACGCCACGGCCAGCCAAACGGCGTGCGCTCCTGGCTAACCTGCCATGTTCTTCGTGCCCGAATCCGTCGGAGTGATAAGCGGTGAAATTGGCTGTTTCTGTGAGGTACGGCGGATCACAATAAACCACATCCCCAGATTGCGCGGCTTTCAATGCCTCGCTGTAGTTCCCACAAAGGAACGTGGCCAGCTTGGCTTTTTCAGCGAATGCCAGAATTTCAGCTCTTGGAAAGTACGGCTTTTTGTATTTGCCGAAAGGAACGTTGAATTCGCCCTTTTTGTTGTACCGACATAACCCGTTAAAACAATGACGGTTGAGGTAGAGAAAAAGCGGGGCGCGGTCTTTATCACCGGCTGGCTTGGAATTAAATGCAAAACGTAAACGGTAATATTCCGCCTCAGTATTCCCCGTTTCAAATAACGCCTCAGCCGCCTGGATAAAAGCGGCCGGTTGCTCTGCAATCAGCTTGTACATATCGATCAGATCGCGGTTTGCATCAGCAATAAAGTAAGCCGGGTAGTCAGTATTCATCATCACTGCGCATGAACCGGCGAACGGTTCAACAAGACGCTGGCCAGCGGGTAAATGACGCTTCAAAACCTCAATAATGCGAACCTTGGATCCCGCCCATTTCAGTACCGTTCTCATTAGAGGTTTCTCCACCCATGTTGCTCAGACCATTGAGGTGGGGTGTGTGACCTTTGCACTGCAATAGACAACATCACCCAATTGTTGAGTTCATCCATATCAAAGAAATGCCCCATATCAAGGCAATGTGTAACGAGCGCATAGGAATAACGGCCTGTATATTCTTCGCCATCCCATTCACGCAGCCACAGCACATCCTCCGTCTTAAAATGCCGATCATTAATTCTTAACTCGGCTTTCTTTACCCCTATCGCCACCGCGTTGTAATGGCGGGCATGAATCTTCAATTCATGAAGTACACTCATTTCCCTGCCTCCGCTTGGCGTGCAAACTGTTCAGATTCTTCGCGCAACAGCTCAACGATTTCAGCGGCGCTAAAACCTTCGTTCGCAATATGAGAAGCCAGGCGATCCAGGCGGCCGGAATATTTCACGGCGGCATCAGCCATTGCCTCAGCGCGTGCGCCTTTAATCAATATTACGGTTTGGTCACCGGCAGCTTTTGCGGCATCCCATCCACACCAAAGCGCTGGAAGTTGGTTGCGGTCATTACGTTTCATCTGCATGGCATAACTCCAAATTTAGGCAGCAAGAAACCCCGGCAACCTAATGGAAGCCGTAGGCGTTCAGGGGATTAATTAATGGAAACTAAGCGGGGAAATCGTTGTTTCGTATTTTTTAGGGAGCGGCGCAAGCGGTGACAGGTTAAGCGCACCCATGCCGTGCAATTCCTTGGTCGTATTAAACCAAGTACTGATCAGCGCATGAGCATGACCCTGCCCCAAAGAACCGGCCAAAAAATAAAGGGCGCGAATGCTGGCCATTGTTTCCACTTGTTCGACCAAGGTTTCAGACTCTCGATAGGCGCGTACCCAAAACGCAGCATTGGCCGCAAACCATTGGTGCGGGTTATCAAGATGAACCGTGTCATTGAACATGAAAGGCGTCAGCGCAACGCGGCCTTTTGACACGTGGCATTTACTCAGGAATAAACGGCTGTAATTGAACTTAACGCCAAAAGTTGCGAATGACTCGATCAAACCAATTTCGTCTACGGTGATAATTTTCATACTTCCCTCAGTGCATCGGATTTGAAATTTTTTGTTCGTCAGCTCGACGGCTAACACTACAAACAACCACGCCTTTGAAATCTTCCGGCGTCAGTGAACGGGTTTGTTGCTGCATTTTTCTGACCTTCAAAACGCCCTGCCACAGTGCGATTTTTTCCGCCTCGGTCAAATCGTCCCAGGCGCATTTCACATGGCGGCTTTTCAGCTGGGATAAGAAACAGAGATCGCGGCGTTCATCCTCTGGAAGATTTTCCCAATAATGTTTCACCCGGTTTTCAGTGCCTGAAATCATCTTTCTGGCTTCACTAATCCATTTCGGTAATTGCTGTTCCACGCTTACCCCCTTAATCCCATCAGGCGGAACCACCAAGGGCGGCGCTTAATCTTCACCATCGGGTGACGCTGATCACTTAGAAACGCCACTTTGCTTGCGGCCGGTTGCCAGCGCTGACCGTTTGGCAGTTCAAGCCAACCGTGGCCATAGCTTTGCAGTTGAGCCGTTGGCGATTGTTGCTTTAATAGTTGTGCGAAAACTTTCATCGAATAGCCTCAGTTCAGGCCAGGCATGACGCCGCATGAACTGATTACGTCCATTGCGGATGCCAGCACAGGCGTGGTGTGAAAACGCGACTCAACAGACACAACGAGCAAGGACAGATCGCGGATCGCCTGATTGGCTCGGTCTAAAATGGCGTTTCTACGTGATTGCGTCATAGGCGCGGGGGAAATGGCCTCACCGGCAATAACACCGATTGCGGCCGTAGCACTCAGAGCGTGCATCGGTAAATTATTTGGCTTCGCCTCATTCACCGGCACAGCAGGCAAGCATTTCAGCTGTGCCAGCAAACCGTCCAGAACCGCCGAATCATCAGTGATATCTGTCAGTAAGATCAGCTCGTTTACCGTTAAACGGTGCGGCTGGTCTGGATTCAGCTTGTTGCGTAATACCTGTGCAGAAACCCCCATATCAGCGGCAAGTTCAGCCAGATTGTGAGTCTGAGAGAAGCGGCGACAAGCTGTATCCAAATGGGGATGTATGGATGTTTGATAATCAAACATAGTTACGCCTCTTTTTTAGCGGCAAACTTATCCCAACCAACAACCTTGATCGCAACGTCGGTACATCCCATTGCCTTAAGTTGTTGTAATTTATAGTCGTAATACTTGATTTGAATTTTTCCGCCTGCCTTGGTTTTACCCTTGGCGATTTTCTTTGGAATGATTTTCAATTTCCCGAATTCTTTCCATTTATAAACGGTATGTATGGACATGCTTTCCAAAGCAGCAAATTGGTCTGGAAACACCCACAGGCTCGGAATCTCGATTGAAATAGTTTCAGCCATCGTGCAATATCCCTTGTTTTCTTCGTATTAGTTCGCATCTGTTAGCGTTTCTTGGCATAGAACCGCAAACACTCGTATTTGAGAGCGTTTAATTTATAACGACTCAGATACGAACAGTCAATCTATTTATTCGTATGTGAGAGCAAACATGTTTGAAACTGGTGGGATTAAGGCCATTGACCGGATGATGGAAGCATATGGATTTCGTTTCAAAAATGACCTGTGTCGTCATGTTGAAATCGCATCCAGCACATTGGCAACTTGGATAAAACGGGACTATTTTCCTGCGCATTTAGTTATTCGCTGCGCTCTTGAAACAGGAGTTTCTTTGGAGTGGTTAGCTACTGGGGAAGGTGTTAAATACGAGCACACAAAATCTGATATCGCCCGCCTTGAAAGCTATTTACTGGAAGATGGTGAACTCAAACAATCTGGTTATATGATGTTTGATAAGGTTTTTCTTCCCAACAATCTTGCAGCACCTCATGTCGTTCGCAGTGAATCAAAAACATACATTGTCGATAAGAAGGGCAGCGAATTTTCAGACGGGGAATGGTTAGTCAACATCGAAGGAAAATACAGCATTCGAGAACTGGCCTTTATCCCCGTGAAAAAAGTTCGCGTTCAAGGTGGTGGCGTGCCATTTGACTGCAACATAGACGATATAAAAATCATTGCCAAAGTGGCTGGCACGTTTAGCAAGGCTTAAGTTATGGCGATCAGAAAGCAACAGGATGGGCAATGGCTTTGTGAATGCTATCCCAGCGGACGTAAAGGGAAGCGCGTTAGAAAATTATTCGCTACGAAAGGCGAGGCGGCCGCTTTCGAAACCTTCACAATGGAAGAAGCGAGCAGTAAACCGTGGATGGGAGAAAAAGCGGATAGGCGAAAGCTTTCTGATTTGATCAAGCTCTGGGATTCCCTCTATGGTCAAACCCTGGCCGATCCCAAACGAATGAACGCAAAATTAAAAGTTATCTGCGACGCACTCGGCGACCCAATAGCAACAGAAATAACAGCAGCAGATTTTTCAAAGTACCGTGAAAAAAGATTGAAAGGTGAAGTAATCACCAAGGAAGGAGTAGCACTTCCAGCAGTTAAACCACGGACGATAAATCTTGAACAGCTCAATCTATCGGCTGTTTTTGGCACACTTCGCAAGCTTGGACATTGGACTGCGCCGAACCCGTTAGCCGGACTACCACTTTTTCGAATTCATGAGACAGAGCTTACATTTCTGGAAGACGTTGAAATAAAGCGTCTGTTAGATGCCTGTGAGGAGTCTTTGAATCCAGACCTTATAAAGGTGGCGAAAATTTGCCTTTCAACTGGGGCACGATGGAGTGAAGCGGAGAAGTTAGAAGGACAGCAGATTACAAAGTATCGGATCATCTTCATCAAAACCAAAGGTAAAAAAAACCGAACTGTTCCTATAACAAAAGAGCTATACGACGAAATACCTAAAAAACGCGGTGCAATTTTCTCACCCTGCCGTAAAGCGTTTGAGAGAGCCGTTAGGAGAGCAGGCATTATTTTGCCGGAAGGGCAATGCACGCATGTGCTGCGTCACACCTTTGCGAGCCACTTTATGATGAATGGCGGAAACATCTTAGTTCTTAGAGATATCCTAGGCCATGCAGACATTAAAATGACCATGGTATACGCACATTTCGCTCTGGAACATCTGGAAGACGCAACAACAAAAAACCCCCTTGCCAACCTGAACTGGCATAGCAAAAGTGGCGACAAAGTGGCGACACACGATACAAAAGACGACTAAGCAACACTAAGAGATACAAATCAACTCATTGATTAATAACATAAATACATAGAAATCAATGCAGAGTTAAAAATGTAGTAATTTCGGACGGGGGTTCAAATCCCCCCAGCTCCACCAAATTCTTGGTTGATGGTTACCAGAGCCATCCAACGAAGTCCTGGAAGCCCGCAAGGCGTAAGCCCTGCGGGCTTTTTTGTGCCTCCAATTTGTCCTGGTAACTCTGAAAAAAGGGGCTGCCGATGTGAATTCATTATTGAGCTGTTCAAGAAATAGCGGAATGTCAGGATTTTCTTAGTCCAACATGGATCACGCTGATTTCCACAGCGTAATTTGTACGTAACAGGGTAAGGCTCCACGTACACCGTCGAAGCTTTAAATAAAAAAACGTAAGCATCTTTAAGGCTGATTTAAATTAAAACAATCATGTTAAGTACTTTGGCTTTCAATATAAAACCGAGAAGACAAAAATACTCACTAAAACGACCACATCTCTAATCCTCCTGCATCCAAACCAATATGATTCAGGAGAACAAGCTATGACATCATCTAATGCAAAGTTTTTACCCCTACCCGCTGTCTCGAGCGTAAACAGTCATTCCAGGCCCACAATTTATGACCGGATGAACACAATAATTTCCCCGCGTTGCCCCAACGTTTCCAAGACCAAGGCCTTTAGGGAGTCAGTGGTTTGCATTGGTAGAGGCTCATAGTGAGCTTAGTTCCTGTCCCAATCACCAATAATTATATTTAATTATAATTGACACTAAAAACATTTATTTAAATGATGAATATATCTTTATTGTTTAAATACATATGGGTAAGTTTGATTTATTTGTTCTTAATATATAATTAAATACTATGCAGACAATGTAAATGATATAAAGACGCGTATTTTTTTGCATCCCTCGTGAATAACGAGTTTATGGACAAATTTGGAAGCTATTTATGCGCTTAAATAAATTAACTGCGGCAATCCTGTTTTCAGCTATTGGATTCCCGATAATTTCGTCAGCTGCCA